GGTAATAGTCCTGCATATATGATGGCTGCTTGGAATTATCTTATAGAATTAATAGCAGGAGATATAATAGAATTATATTGGGCAAGTACAGATATTAATATGTCAATATTATCAGAAACTGCTCAGACAAGTCCATTTGCACACCCTGCTGTTCAATCCACTATACTTACTATTACACAACAGAGTGGTATAATGGCAGGTACAGGAATGACTTCCTTAACCACTACAGGATCAAGTGGACCTGCAACATATAACTCAGGTACAGGAGCATTAAATATACCTCAGTATATGAGTGCATCCACAAGAAGAAATGCAAACAATAGCTCAAATAATAATATAAACTATTGTGGAGTAGCTTTAGGAACAGGAGTGAGTGAAAGTTCAGCAGTGTGGACTATAACAAGATTAACAATAGCTGCAAGTGGTTCAATTACTACTGCAACTGCTACAAATGTAGCTTGGACAAATAGAGAATCAGCAATATATACATAAAAAATAAAATTATGCCAATTACAAGTACAAACCCAATTGAAGTAGATGGAAATGTTTATCCATACTATATGATTAATTTAGCAATATCTCCACTAGTTAAACCAACTGATATAGGTGGTAGTGTAGCTATGAGATTAACACCTTATAGATTATTAGATGATGGAAGTTCAGTAAGTTTACCAGATAATTCTATTCCTATCACTTATATGGATGTTTTTGAAAGTGGAGATGCAGATGCTATAAATGCAGCTATAACTATTATGGGTGCTTTGCAAACATTTATTAACGAAAAAAGTCTTTAATTATGGCAGTTAGATATGCAGTAGCAAGTGGTAATTGGAGTAATACTGCTACTTGGAATGGTGGTACATTACCAACAAGTGCAGACGATGTTTATGCAAATGGTTTTACTGTTACTATAAATGGTACTTTTACTGTATTATCAATTAGAAATACATTAAATGCAGCACCTGTTGTTTTAGCAGGTGGACAATTTATATATGCAAATGGTGGTAATTTAACTTGTACTGCTACACAAGCTATTTATGTTGGTTCAACTACTCCAACTTTAGAAATGACTTTGGCAAGTGGAAATACTGCAACATTTAATGGAAGTATTGCAACATTAACACAAACTGCATCTTATAATTGTATTAGGTTATCTAATTCGGGTACATTAAATTGTAATGGTAATTATAGTATTGATGGTTCAGCAACTGCTAATAGATATATAATCCAAAGTACATCAACTGGAACACTTAATATAGTAGGAGATTTATCATTAACAAGCACTTCAGGTGGTGGTTTTGCAAATGCTTTAAATATAGCTGGAACTGGAACTACAAATATTACAGGAAATATAACAGGTGGGCCAGCTGGTGCTTTAGGAGTAGTTACAATATTAGGAACTGCTGCTGGACCAATTAATATTACAGGAAATGCAAGTACAACAGGTTATCCTGCTATTGGTTTAAATACAAGTAATACTTTGACTGTAATAGGAAATGTATCAACAACAGGAACACAACCTGCAATATTTAATCAAACAGTAGCTGCTACAATATCAATTACAGGAATAGTAACAGCAGGAGTATCAGCACCAGCTATTTATTCTTCATTTGCATTACAAACAAGTTATTCATCAGGAACTTATGTAAAAGTAAGTGGTAATGTAATTAATTCAACTAATAATATGGCTATTGTAGCACCAAGAGTTGCTATTGATATAAATACTTCAAGTTGGTTATTTCAAATTAGTACAGGTGGTAATAGAACATTATATGCAGCTGGTGTTGCTTTAGGAAATCCTGCAACAACAAATGTAAGAAGTGGAACAGTTTATGGAGCATCAAGTGAATTAACAGGAACATTAATTGTACCATCTCCTTCTAATGTATTACAGGGTGTTGGAACAGATGCTACAGTGGGAACATTGTTAATGACACCAGCACAATTTTGGAACTACCTAATTAGCAGTGGTTTCACAGCAAATAGTATTGGAGATAGATTACAAAATGCAAGCACTGTTGCTACAACTGGTGGACAAATAGCATCATATAATATCTAAAATAATTTTATATCTTTGTAAAAAATTTAATAAAATGAAAGCAATAGAAAAACAAGAATTAGAAACATTAAGAGAATTAAACAAGAGCTTCATAGAACTTAGAACAAAGTTAGCAGATTTAGAGATTGCAAATCGAAATATCCAATCTCAAAAAAATTTAGTATTTAGTGATATGGATAAGTTATCATCTGAATTTAAATCAATAGAGGCTGACTTGCTAGAGAAGTACGGAAATGTAAAGATAAACTTAGAAACAGGAGAAATAACAGATGACAAAGATTAGTCAATACCCTATACTTTCAAATCCTACAAATGAGGATATATTAATCGGTACAGATGTAAATAGCTCTGATGAGACTAAGAACTTTAGTATTGGAAGTATTATTGCGTTAGCATTAAATATGCCAAATCTTACAAATATACCATCTTATAATGATAACACATCTGCTATAACTGGTGGATTGGTAGATGGTGATGTTTATAGAACAGGGGACTTATTGAAAATAGTTCACCCTTAATAATTTAAAATTAAATCTAATGGACGTAATAAGAAAGATATCAGTTGGCGCTGATTATAAGAATGGCGCTATGCACTACATAGTAGGTCAGGATGTTCTTAGCGGTAGCCATAGGATAAATCATATCGGAATAAATGAAAGCACTGGAGATTTTGAGATCTGGATCGAGAAGGATGACGAGATTAAGAAGTGGAAGAAGTTTAACGCTAATATGCCTATATCTACAGAGAATAATATTGACTTCTAATGAAATCTCCATTTTACTTTGTCGTTAGACCTACAAACGGTAGGAGGTACGACAATATAAAGAAGATAGGCGGTATCGACTTTATAACCAGTGTATCTCAGGAGGACCACACGGCAACTAATAGGTTTGCTGAGGTTGTGTCAGTCCCAAATAACTATGTTGGCGACATCTGTGTCGGTGACATACTTCTAGTTCACCACAACACGTTTAAAATTTATTATGATATGAAAGGTCAGGAGAGGAGCGGAACTAGCTTCTTGAAGGATGATCTTTTCTTTGTAGATGAGGATCAGTACTTTATGTACAACCACAACGGAGAGTGGAGTACACACTCTAAGTACTGCTTCATAAAGCCAGTGAAGACTCGTGAGTCATACATAAGCAAGTGTGGCGTATACGAGCCGCTTATTGGGGTTGTTAAGTACTCAAATAGTGAGCTTAGAGATTTAGGAGTTGTAGAGGGCGACGAGGTATCATTTGAGCCAGATAGCGAGTACGAGTTTACTATTGACGGAGAGAAACTGTATAGGATGTTCACTAAAAATATTACAATTAAATGGAACTAACGGATATAAAGAAGAGAATCATCGAGGCTGGATACAAAGCTGTTGATGAACTTATAAAGGTTGCTGAAGATAAGATTATCACTGGTGACGATACAGACCTTACGGCAGATAAACTCAAGAATGCTGCTGCAACAAAAAGGCTTGCGATAGAAGATGCCTTTCAAATACTTAATCGAATTGAATTAGAAAAGGAATTAATCAATGGGGAGTCAAAAACAAAAGAACCTACAATCAAAGGATTCGCAGAGGGAAGGTCTAAGTAACGTAGTTCATAACTTGATTCCAACCGCTATTCTTACTGGTGGTAATAACAAGAAATCTTGGGAGTATGGATACAATGAGAAGTATGACATAGTTGTAATCTCTAAGGACGGAACCATTGGCGAGATATACAACATAAATGGATTAAATATTGCACTACCTCTCGTCCCAAATAAAGTACATAAAAGGGACGAAAAGAAGGAAAAACAGTACTGGGAGGCGGCAGATTATCCAAAGGAACTACATAATATAAAGTCTATATTCCAGTGGCACACGATGCAGAAGGATTTCAAGGCTAAGTGGGTTGACTATATAGAGAACGAATTTGTTAGGCGAGAGGATGGTATGTTCTTTATGAATAACGGAGTTCCTACGTACATAACAGGTAGTCACTATATGTACCTTCAGTGGACAAAGATTGACGTAGGGCATCCTGACTTCCGCGAGGCTAACAGGATATTCTTTATCTTCTGGGAGGCCTGCAAGGCTGATGACAGGTGTTTTGGTATGACGTACCTAAAGATCAGACGTTCTGGGTTCTCATTTATGGCATCGTCAGAGTCTGTAAACGTGGCAACACTTGCAAAGAATGCAAGGATTGGGATATGTTCAAAGACTGGAGGAGATGCTAAGGCGATGTTTACCGATAAGGTTGTGCCTATATCAAGCAACTACCCTTTCTTCTTTAAGCCTATTATGGACGGTATGGATAAACCAAAGACAGAGTTAGCATACCGAGTACCAGCATCTAAGATTACTAAGAAGAATATGTACGAGAGCGATAACTCAAACCTTGAGGGATTGGATACATCTATTGACTGGAGTAATACATCTGACAACTCATATGACGGTGAGAAGCTGAAGTTACTTATTGAGGACGAGTCTGGTAAGTTAGAAAAACCAAACAATATACTAAACGGGTGGAGGGTTCGTAAGACCTGTCTTCGTTTGGGTAGTAAGATTATTGGAAAGTGTTTAATGGGATCAACAGTTAATGCATTAGAAAAGGGTGGTGGAAACTTTAAGAAATTATACGAGGACTCTAAGATTAATACTAGAAACGCAAATGGGCAGACTAAGACTGGACTATACGCTCTGTTTATTCCTATGGAGTGGAATTTTGAGGGTTATATTGATAGGTATGGTATGCCTGTTTTTAGACAGCCTAAT